ATCCTTTTAAGACAGCTGTACCTATACATCCTGATCTTTTGCGTCCTGCTTTTAATGACCTGACCCTGCGCCCTGCCCGCGCAATAGTCAACCACTCCCACCCTGTTCAAGCGTCCCTGCGTGCTGCGGTTACACTCGCCATGCAAGCGCTAGCAGGAGCCATTGGCTTCAAATTATATATCGTACAGCGATCCAAAGCGGATAACAGACATGGCTTTGATGGTTGCGAGACGATTGTTTGGAGCAAGGATGCGCATCGTGCACCTGTTGCGTTTAATCCGCAACGGCACCATCTGGTTGCTCTTGTCGACACGTCCGATTATGTCGATATGAACCTGGTGTTGAGCTACGGACAGCCGACCATATTGTATACGGTTGTTCCGTCATCTGCCGCGTCTGTGACTGACGAATACTCTTACACGTTCAATGGAGACAATGAGCTCATCTTCAGCGTGAAGGGTGGTGCCCAATACAAACAGAAGATTTGGGACACTGGCAGGGACATGGTTACGGCGATAGCTTTCTCGCCGTCTGGCTTGATCCTGAATAAAACCGTGTTCAACGTCGACCGCAAGTTCGTCGACAAGGACCATCAGCTGATCCTCTTTTCCCCTGCTGCGAAGTTTCGATTTTATGTCTTCGACCTGAATCCTAGGTTGAACGGCCCGTTGATGAGACTTTGCCCGGTTGAGGACGGCTGGATTCGATTGCGCGTGCTCGGAGGTGCCGAGATGCCATTGAAGGTGAGCACTGCTCGTGTCGGACGGTATAAGGCCGCTGATTTGAGTGTAGAGGTTGATGATGCCCTGGCTGAAACTGCCGGGTTGTCCAAGAATGCCCTACAGGCATCAACCACGCAGACTGTGACTAAGTTGCCTGCTGTGGATTGTGCTGTGCTCACTGGTTATCACAGGGAAATCGCAGAACCGGCCGAAGCAACCGTTTACTGCGTCGACGAGTCGGTGGTACGTTATCAGCATGCTAGTACGTACGAACCTGAGGCTCCCACGTTACTTGAACCTTTCATGTCGTGCATCGGACCCGAGTGCTTTTTGCCTCAGGAGTCACGCGGCAATCGCGAGGTGGCCGTCTCGGCGCGCATTCAGAGGAACGTCAGCTCCATCACTGAGCTAGATGTGAAGTATGAGCGTGCCTTGAACGAATTCAGGGATTACGTGGTCGGAGACCGCAGACACTCGTTGTTCCCGCTTACCGAAGCGGAAGTGCTGGAGGCCCAGCCTACCCCCTCGCAGCAACACATCATTGACACCGGCGCGCTCGTCGGTGATCAGCAGGGCCCCGAAGAGCCCATCCGCGCGTTCGAGAAGGCGGAGCCTGCACAGAAGGTGGCTGCCCCTCGAATCATCAGTCCCGACGACGCTAACCATAAGCTTTTGGCCTCCCGTTACATGATACCAGTTCATCGTATGTGCAAAGAACGATTTGGAGTGGACGGAGATAGGTGGTATGCGCCGGGTATGACCCCCGTTGAAATTGCGGAGCGCGTCGCGGAAATTTGCCAGTCAGATGACGTTACTTTGGCTGATGGTGACAAATTCGATAGCTCGATGTCCCCTGTCGAGCGCGCGTGGGAGCATTCGTTGTACTACGCGTTGTTTCATCCCAGCACTCATGCCGAGCTGGAAGTCGCCTTGAAGAAGATGCACCTCTGCCCGGTGGTCTTCGGTGGCATCGTGTACGAGCAGCTGTGTGGCCGCGGCTCGGGATTCGCTGATACGACTGTCGGCAACACGATTTGGAACGCGGCCAAAGACTACGTTGCAGCCCGCACTGAGCCCAGTTGCGGTGGTCTCCGAACGGTTGAAGAAGCGCTTAGGCGCATTGGAATCAACATGGGAGATGATAGCCTGAGCAAGGCAATTGGGAC